CCTGATGCGTCTACATTAACAACAACACTCGTACTACCGCCACCTCCAAGTTTATTATTTGGCACAATCGTTCCAGATGATCTTGGTACGAATAATTCTGGCCCTTTCTCTCCAACGATTGAAGGTTTGCCTACAGGGGGCCTACCTCCGTTTGCAAAACCTAACAATTTAAACAAACCTCCAGTTACACTATCTCCTGCTATATTTCCAAAAAGAGCCTGATTTAAAGCAATATCTAAAAACTTATCAGCAACATTATTTAATAAATCTCCAAGTGTAGATGTTCCTTTTATAAGTCCTTTTATTCCCTCTTTAATATCGCTCCGTATCGACTGTGCTATCTTATCAAAACCATCATTTACTCTATCTGTTTCTGTAACGAGATTCGATAAACTGTCAACTTGCTCATCTATTTCATTGCGTGTTTTTTCTAAAGTTGTTAGCCTTATTTGATCTTTTTCTTCAAGTTGTCCTACTTTAGCTTGTTTTTCTAATAACTTATCAATTTCAACCTGTAAATTATCTTTAGTTAATTTACCCTCTTTTTCGATTCCAGCAATAGTTTTAGCAAGTGCTGGATTTAATCCTTGTTTTCTCAACTCAGCAATTCTTTTTGTTTCTTCTGCTTCTGCTTTTAAAGAAATACCCAAAGCATCAAATTTTTGAGTTAAGTTATCTGCTTCTATTGATGTATTTCTTCTTATTGCAAATATCTTTTCTTCAGCACTAATTTGATCTAATAATACTTTTTTCCTAGCCCCTTCACCCCCTTGACCTCTCATTGATTCGGCAGCATTTCTTCTATCAACTAGAGCTTGTGCTTCTGCATCTCCTTCTGTTGCAGCAGCGGCAACTGTTCTAGTAGCTGCATCAGCTTCTAATCCAGCTTGTAATCCAGTAATTTTCGCAACAAAGTTTACTATTCCTGCTGTAAATGCCTGTAATTTTGTTATTGCTAAAACAAATGAACTTGTTAATAATCTCGTATTTTCTCCAAATTGTTTTAAAGAATCTACACCTCTTTGGCCTATTTCAGTTGCCATCAATCTCATTGAAGCATTAAAAGCTGCTGTTTTTCCTTGAGTCTGTTCAATTTGCTTTATACGAGCTTCCTCTGCTGATCCCTGTAATCCTAATGCTGCTGTTACTGCTTCAGTATTTTGAGCAAATGGACTCATAGCCTGTCCAAGTTTTGTGATAGCGTCTAAAGCAGTTTGTATTGATTGAACAAGTGCTGTAGCTGCGATACCTCCTGCAAAACCACCCATACCACCAAACATTCCACCAATACCACCACCAATACCACCAGCCAATGAAGCAATTGGCCCTTGACCAAATAACAGAGGAAAAGCACCACTTATTAATGCACTCTCTCTATCAAAACCTCTTGTCGCTCCACGATCAGCCATAAATCTTCCAATAGGATTATTCAATCCTGTTCTTTGTCCTGCTACATTTCGTGATTGTCTATCTGATAATCTACTAAATGCTCCTTGAGCTTGTACATTCTTACCTAACAAATCATTTTGTTGAGCATAAGCAACATTTAAAGCATCTTGAGCTTTTTTTAATTGAATTGCTGCTTTAGTTGCATCATCTGTACCTAATGCAACTCGATTAAAATTTCTAGTTGCTTGTGCAAGATTTTTATTTAATGTATTTATGCTTCTAACTTGACTTGCAGCACCGACAGCAGTCCTATTACCTTTTCTCAGAACACCTTGCTTTTCGGCCTCCTTGGTAATCTGTTTATTTGATCTATTAATTTCTTTATTAAGATCCCTTATCTGTTTTTTTGCATTTTCAACTTGTTGTATTCCTCTTACTGCAATTTCAATATCTGCTCTAGTTGCCACGACTAAACAATAAAAGGTTACTTTATTCTAGCTTATCTCCTACGTTTTGCTTTTTCAAATGCTTTTTCTTGTTCTTCATTCAAAATTAAAAAATATGCACTCCAACCCACAAGTTCTTCCATAGTCATATTTCTAACTTCTACAAGACTTTTCCCTAATTCTTTTGCCACACCAAACTGTAACATCATGAGATTATCTCTCTTCAGTTGGTCGGCTAGTTCTTTGGGTCGGGTGCTTCCTCATCTGAATTAATAACAGCAAGCATTAAACTTTGTAAATCACTATCTTTAACTTCATTTTTTAACACATCAATTTCTCCTGCATTAAAAAGTTTCCTACCATTTTCATCTTGTGCCTTAGAAAGTAATAACTGTAAAGCAAAAGCATTTGCATCATTGCTTTTAGCTTGTTTTTGTGCTCTTTCTCTTTCTGCCATTGTTAATGGAGTTACATACATTTCAAAAATAGAACCATCAGATAATTCAACTTCTTTCTTTTTTGGTTCAAGATTTGCAGCTTTTCTAAGCCTATCTAATGCCGATAAATTACTTACCATAAAAATAAAATAGTATACTATTATTCTAATCCAAAGCATAAAAAAAACCCCAGATAAACTGAGGTTCGTTAAGTTATGCTAATTTAAGCTGTCTTAGATAGGTCGAATGTTGGAGCAGCACTAGGTCTGAAGGCTATCTCTACAACCTGTCCGTCATCTGGGTTTACATTGAAACTAGCAGAAGTAAGAATAATATCTGCCAAAATTGATCTACTTGCGTTTTGATCTACGTTTGCACCACTCATCTGACGATCAATATACAATCTTACCTTTGCACCAGCTTGCTGACGTTGGATAACATCTTCAACCATTCTACTGGATAGAAGTGTGTCATCATCTGTCGAATAAACACTCGCAGAACCACTACCATCAGCAAAACCTGAAATAAAGGTTCTAAATGGTGCGGTTTGAGTAACAGTTTGACCAATACTTGTTACGTCAATCTCTGCTCTAGTTATCTCGAAACTCCATTCTCTTACAGATCCAACAACTAATGGTGCTGTAAATGTGATGCTTGCAAATGTACCAGCCACAAAAGTAGGAGATGCTGAAGCTGTTACTGCTGCTCCTCCTGCTGTTGAGGAAACTGTCATAACACCAGTTGAAGCATCATAAGTTTTAACAAAATAATCTGCTGCTGGAATACAGTTAGTTACTGTAGATCCTGCTGGATATGCAAGTGTTACTGTGTCATTTACTCTGTAACCCAACTGAGATCCAACAGTAATATTTCCTCCTGATGAAGGAAAAGCTGCTGCTGTGAGAGTTGTTACGCTTGTACCAGCAGGAGAATAATATAACGCTCCCGAAGTACCCGATAGAACTGTAGCCATGATTAATAAT